ACGGCCAAGTGCCGCTTGCACTGGTCGAAGAGAACGCTGCGATCTACGCATGGGATCGTGATGACGTTGCCCCAGTGACGCCAACGGCTCCTACGGTCTATAACCCGCTCAACAGCCCTTTCATCCTTGGGATTGATGTGGCTGGCACAACGGCTGACTGGTCTGGGATTATTGACGATAACGGCGACAAGCCTGAGGATAATGCTGACGTTACGGCCAACGCTGTTCCATCACTCGATCAGATTGCGCCAGTGGCTTTTGCGGCTGACTTTCTTGGCGTATTGTCGGCTGGTCAGTTGCCGAAGAACATCAATGTCATTCGTCGCCGTGGCGGCGTTGATGTATCAAGCAGCACGACATGGTCCATTATATCCCAAGTTGGCATTACAGGCACAGTGACCGTATCTTCTAGCGGTGTTGTGACCATCCCGACTGGAGCGACTATCGGAACGTCCTCAGTAATTGAGGTTCGCTCTGTGCGTGACGGCACAACGCTTGACGCTCGTATTGGTGTTACACGGAATGACGCAGCGCCCCCAAATACAGGTTCTGGTGGCGGAACAACCGTTAGCGACTCGACCTTTAACTCGGTCAGCGGGACCAGTTTTGTGGCTATTTCTGATCTAATGACGGTCAAGACGGGTTCATCTGGTCAAGTGCAATTTGCCGCGGCCTTAACAACGACTGTTGAGGCTGCTCTGCCAGTAGGAACTTTCCCTGTCGAAATGAAGTGGCAGTACCGCACAGTAGGTGGAACATTCGCAGATGTTGCATCAGAAGTGCCTTCTACTACAGATGCCGCCACTCTTTTTGAAGGCTTCTATTATTCTGAAGATGGCTTCATTGACTGCTCTCCGTTGAAAACTGGGCTTTCAGCAAGCACTGACTATGAGGTGCAGTTGTTTGCCCGGCGCGTTTATTCAACTCCCATAAAAGACGTTTTCTTTATAGGCACTGCATCAGCAGTTGGCAGTTAAACGATAAAATGCTAGTAATAGCGCGAAAGGGATATTGATGGCCTATATCTACGATCTTACGGACACTTGGAACGCTTCGGGCACGACCTTCAACGGCATCAAGTTGAACGTGACCGACAGCGCGTCGGCCAGTTCCTCTAAGCTTGTCACCCTTCAGACTAACGGCACTGAGCATTTCAGCATCACTAAGGCTGGCGTTGGCTATATTAGTGGGAATTTAGGCATTGGTACAGCTTCGCCAGCGAACAAGCTGGATGTGGTTGGTATCGCCTCCGCCCGTTCGGACATATCAACGGGCAACTCCCCATTGGTTGCAGTAAATACTAATACGGGAAGCAACACGACAAAATATACGAGCCTGTTATTCCAAGGCTACGACACTATCGGGACTAATAAAAATACGGGCCTTGTCCAATGCGGCCCGTCCGATGCTAACTATGTAACGTCATATATGGCTTTCCAGACACGTTCTGGTGACGCCCTTTTCGAACGTATGCGTATCACCTCCGGCGGCAATGTCGGAATTGGTACGAGTTCGCCTGCTTCAAAGCTGGATGTAAACGGAATACTTCGGCTCTCTGGTGGAGAGGATAGCCAGCTTCAGTGGACTAACAACGGCCAAACTTGGCGGTTGAATAACTCGACAGCGGGGCGGCTGTATTTCTATGATATTACGGGCGCTAAATTTCCTTTCGGTATAGCTGCAGGGACTGCAAACGATACCCTTTGCCTTACCAGCACAGGCGTCGGGATTGGTACGACTTCGCCAGCCACCGCCCTTGATGTTGCGACAGGGTTTATTCAGCTTTCTTCTGGTGCAACGGCACGCACAAAAATATTTGCCGACGCTTCTATTTCATATTTTACAGCGGAAGGTGCTCGGGCTTTAACGCTTTCAACCAACGGCACAGAACGTATGCGCATCGACAGCAGCGGCAGGGTGTTGGTGGGTTCCACATCGACCAGCTACGCGTATGCAGATACGTCAATGCGTTGGAATAACACTGGCGGTGGGCTTTTGCTTTCACAAAATAGCACTGCAAATCTTAACCAAATGGTGTTTTTCAACCCGAATGGGGCGGTTGGTTCTATCAACACAGATGGTTCCGGCACTATTTACGCCACATCGTCGGATTACCGCCTAAAGAACATCGACGGCCCTCTGAAAAACAGCGGCGCATACATCGACGCACTCAAGCCTCTTGAAGGTTGGTGGAAAGCTGACGGCAAACGCTTTATCGGTTTTCTGGCTCACCAAGTTCAAGAGGTTTCGCAAACGCCTGTGGTTGTAGGCGAGAAGGACGGCGAAAAAATGCAAGCTATGGACTATTCTGCACCTGAACTTATTGCCAACCTTATTGCAGAGGTCCAATCACTACGCGCCCGTGTGGCCCAGTTAGAAGGGAATTAAGAATGACAACGACTTGGAAAGTATCGCAGCTTGACTGCTACCCAGAATATGAAGGTAGCACAGACGTTGTGTTCACTGTGCATTGGTCGGTTGGCGCACAGGACGGCGAGTTCTCAGGTTACAGCTACGGCTCACAATCCCTGACGCTCGATCCAGAGGCGACCTTCGTACCGTTTGCCGACCTGACTGAAGCACAGGTCATTGGCTGGGTGCAAGACTCGATGGGCGAAGATGCTGTTGCTGGAATTGAAGCAAACCTCGCAACTCAAATCGAGAACGCAAAGAACCCACCAGTTGTCAACCCACCTCTACCTTGGGGCTGACGATGAAAATCCACACACTATTAAATCACTTGGGGGATAACGTGAAGCACATTGCTGACGGAGCCGCTGCGTTGGCGGCTTTTGGCACATTGGTGCAAATTCTTCCCCCATTGGCTTCACTGCTCACGATAGTGTGGATGAGTTTGCGCATATATGATTGGTTTGAAGCAAGGCTCTCAGGGGAGCGTTTGCCAAAAGATTAGGGTGACTAATGAATCCATTGAAAATAGACGAGAACCTGTACGACTATTGCACACCTCGTCAGAAAGAGGTCTTGGAAGCCATAGATCGACTTGGCAGTGCTAGGGCCGCATCGATTGAGTTAGGCATGAACATGGGAAGCGCAAGCGAGACATATCTCGCTGTGAAACGCAAGGCTGCAAAGTTCGGCTATGCCCCAGAGCATGACTTCACTCGACCAGTGCCAGAAGGCTATGTAGCCAAGGGCGTCAGCACCTATTACAATGCTGAAGGCAAGCCAGCCGGGCAATGGGTTAAGGCATCACTTAGCCATCAGGCCTTGGTGGACGCCATGCGCGAGGCCATTGACGGCTTCAAGGACGAAATACTACCCGCCAGCATCATTGCTGCTCCAGCGGCATCTGAGGAGCATCTGTGCAACCTTTATACCTTCACCGACTACCACCTTGGGATGCTGGCATGGCATAAAGAGGGCGGGAGCGATTGGAACATCTCTATCGCAGAGCGCACCATCATTGCTGCACTGCAACAGATGATAGAGCAAAGTCCCAAAGCGCATACGGCAGTTGTCAACATCCAAGGCGACTTCCTGCATACGGATGGCAAGACACCCGTCACGCCAGCATCAAAGCATGTTCTCGACGCTGACAGCCGCTTCCCTAAAATACGCAAGTCCGCGATCCGCGTGATCCGCTCAATGGTGGCAATGTCTTTGCTGCGCCATCAGGAAGTGCATCTGGTTATAGCAGAAGGCAACCACGACGAAGAAAGCGCTGGCTGGTTGGCTGACCTGTTCGCTGTGCATTATGAGGAGGAGCCTCGCGTCACTGTCAACGATAGCGTTCTGCCATTCTATGTTTTTGAATGGGGCACTACCATGCTGGGCATCCATCATGGTCACAAGGTCAAGAACGAGTCCCTACCTCTACTGTTCGCCGCGCAGTTCCCGCAAGCGTGGGGCCGCACGACCCGTCGCGAGATACATTGCGGACATCGCCACCACCGCGATGAAAAAGAGTATAACGGCGTCACCGTCGTTCAGCATCCAACACTGGCAGCGCGTGACGCCTATGCTGCGCGTGGCGGCTGGATTGCGGATCGAGCGGCATGGGCTATCACTTATCATAAGAAGTATGGCGCTGTGGGCCGCGTTATGATAACAACGGAAATGTTAGAGGACGCAGCATGAGCAACTTTCCCATCAAACGCATCGTCGTTCACTGCACGGCCACCCGTGAAGGGCAGGACGTAAGCGCCGCCACGATTCGCGGCTGGCATCTGAAGCAGGGTTGGTCGGACATTGGCTACCATTATGTCGTTCGGTTAGACGGCCAGATCGAGAAAGGTCGCCCAGACACAGCCATCGGCTCTCATGTCAAGGGCTGGAACAAGAACAGCATCGCCATTGTCTATGTCGGCGGATTGGATAAAGACGGCAAGCCCAAGGACACTCGGACTTCAGCCCAGAAGAAGGCGCTGAAGGAAATCATCACCCGTATACGTGCGTTGCACAAGAACCCACCAGTTATGGGCCACCGCGACCTATCGCCAGATAAGGACGGCGATGGCATTGTCGAGAAGCATGAATGGCTGAAGGAGTGCCCATGCTTCGATATGCCAGCTTGGTTTGCTCAAGGTATGCCAATATGATCAGCCTCCTGTGGACACCAAACGGGCGCAGGGCCGCTGCGTTCGGCGCACTGCTTGGCGGTTGTATCATTATGACGATCTTCGCGGCTGTCGGCGTGTGGCTTGTGTCGGGAAACACAGCGTACACCTTCTATCTGGCATTGGCTGCTCATGCGCAGATTATGCTTGGCCTGACTGCCTTTACTGCACTGTTTGTAAGGCGGCACATATCCGTGGGCAAAGACGGCGTTAAGATAGAGGACCAACCCCGTGCTGACTAAATTTGTTCCGTATCTGAAGTTCGCACCGTATGCTGCAATAGGGCTATTTGCCCTTCTGGCGGCTGTACAGTGGCAGAGCGCACGGCACTGGGAGAAACGCTACATTGGGTCAGAGAAGGCCCACGGCGCCACCGTAGCGGCTTATACTGGCGCACAGATTGCGGCTAAGGAGTTAAACAAGGCTAAGGTCGCTCAGATTGAGCGCCAATATGCCGCCATATCAGAAAAGGCAGAATCCGATTATGAAAGACGTATTGCTGATAACCGCGCTTCTGTTGACCGCTGGATGCGCAACCAAGCCGCTAAAGGTTCTACCGGAAGCACCGGAGCAAGCCAAGACGCCCCAATGCCCGGTGAAGTTGTGTCAGGAACCGAAACGGCCATCATTCCTATTGCCGATCTCGAAATAGTCGCTGACGCCTATGCGCAGTTAGATGCGCTAAGGGCTTGGGCGCTTGAGGTTGGTCAGGTTACTGCTCACAATCCTTAACGCCCTCGGCCAATCGGGATATGATCCAGTCGATGATGCGGCGGGTCATTTGCCATGATCCTGCAACGCACGGACTATCTCCACCGCCCTCGCTGATGTGATAGTCTTGTAATCAGCCCATGATCCACAAGCACATTCGTTTTCTTCGTGGGCAAAGCAGTCGCAAAGCCTTGCATCAGTCTCTAACGCATTGGCAGCGGCTTCGATGCCAGCATCATAACCTGACTGCCATTCGGATGCTGGGTCTTTGGTTAATTGCTCTATTGATTGGCGTAGTCGCTCATTCGTCATTCGCCCTCTCCTATATAGTCCAATATCCGCTTCAACGCCTTGATGTCTTTCTTGTATTCCTTAACATCATCGGGATGGACGTAGTGATAGGTGAAGTTGCCCTCGACCGTCTTAAGTGTCTCCTTCAGCCATATGCGAATAATATCATCTAGCTGATTTATATCTAGCTTTATATCAATCATCATTTGTTTTGTTCCAGAATTGCGCGGGATTGGTTTACCCAATGTAAATCATGCTTTGGTCTACCGTTTTGGTCGCAATAATCTGCAACCGCGCAATCCAGCAAAACCTCCAACGCTGTCACCCATTCGCGTAGTTGCTTAACATCCATTATCGCGCAATCGTAATCGACCCTCCATTGTTCAATCTCAAGCCTCATATGTCCCTCAAGCGCAGCAAGGTCTTTTACGGCAAGTCGCCTACTCTCGGCCAAACATTCTGCACTTTTATTCAGCCGCTCAATCTCCGCCGCTTGGGCTTCGATGCGGTCTGCTGCTTCATGTGGGATGGTCGGTATCGGCCTGTTACTCCGCAGCCGCCGCACTAAATCGTCAGGGCAAATTTCAATCAAGTCCGCATCCTGTGCAATCAGGTTGTCCATCGCTTCTGTCTTATCTGTCATTGCCCCTTCTCCCGTATCTCCAGCCCGCTATATTCCAGTGCGGCGCGCAAACGGCCCACAAGGTCTTTGCGGAGGAGGTCTGCGTATTCAGCCTTAACCGAATCATACGCGCCGACATCTATATCGGCCAACAGATCAACCAGCGGGTCAGGCTTGGGCTTGGGGATGATGAAGCTGGCAAGCGTATCTCCGCCATCCTCTGCAACCAAATGCTCCCCAAAATATTCCACCACCGCATCGCTCACCTCTTGCTTAAAGGCTTCGTGCGCTTCGATGGCGCGGCATAGGGCTTCGGTATACGGGGAAACCTCACGGCGCACTGCGCGTTTGTCGCTTAGGTTGCGTTCGGCCAGCACTTCGCGCACCAGCGCCAAGGCTTTTGCTTCAACGTCGTTCACAGCGACCTCCCAATCGCGATGCCCTTGCGGATGCCTTGTTGAACAAGGCGCATCCAGACTGTGTGATCCCATTCACCGGAGAGATAAGCCCTCCAATCGTCGTTGTCCTGCTTCTCCGCTTGGGCGGCGCAGATTTCCCGTGCGGCTTGTGTGATTTGTTCGTCTGTCATTTGCTTATACCAATCTTGTTATAAATGTGACGCCTTCGACAGTGCGGCATTTGAAGGCTTTGCCGTGGCGGATGCCATATTGCGATACGTTGCGGCTGGTGCGCTTTGGATCGCCTTTATTCTCTGCTGGCATGGTGGCGACTTCACCGACTTCCAGCGTTCCCATTGGGTAAATCATTGGACGGCTCATGACCACCAATCCTCTTCCATCTCTTTGCGCTCTTCCTCTGTAATGTCAGGCGCGGTTGCAATCAGATATGCGGTCAATATCCAGACTGATATGACCAACAGGAAAAGCCAGTTATCTGCGGTCATTTACCTTGTTCCTTTTCACGTTCTGCGCGGCGTTCGGCAAAGGTCTTGCCGTCGAGGCCGCGCAGCGGCCATGCGCTGTCGGATGAAACTCGGTGTTTGCGCCCCATTGGCGCGGCTTGTTGTGGTTTAAACATTTAATCACTCCTTATTGCTAATACCCTCAAACTATAATTAGAGGGTTCATGTGTCAAACAGAAAATTACATATCGACTATAAAAGTTTTAGGCTTCTTGCGTGAAAGCAACCGGGACATCCAAAACTCATGCTCTGCGCCAGTTGTGCGATCAGCGTGATATTGGAACAGCGCCCGTGCCAGTGGATCATAGCCACGGTTATTATGTGTGGTAATCAATGGCGATGGTTGCATGGGCGCTAGATTGGCTGGTTTACGGCGCTTGTCATCCGCAAGGGCGTTCTCAATATCCTTCATCGTAAGGCGGAGACCATTCTCGCTGTTGATATAGTTGAGAACTGTCGATTTGTCGGTGATATAGCCGCACAGGTGGCGGATTTGCATTTTTATGTTGTAGTCCATTTCATTTCCTTTTTGGTTTTAATGCGTTGAGCAGCGCCGACTGGTTTGTGTCCTTACTGGCGAGTACGCTCATCACCCGCTCATCAATGGTATTGCTTACAATCATGTGGACAATCCGCACTGGCTTCTCCTGACCCTGCCTATGCAATCGCGCATTGAACTGTTGGTATAATTCCAAAGACCAATTCATTGCAAACCAAATTATCATGGAGCCGCCACGCTGGAGATTTAGGCCGTGTCCGGCACTGGCTGGGTGCGCCAACAGCATTTTAATACGCCCAGCGTTCCAATCGATTACGGTCTGCGGGTCTTTGTCAAGCGTCCTTGCGTGTGGAAACTTCTTCTGGATGCGCTCAAGATCGGACTTGTAGTTGTAGGCTACAAGCAAATTCTCGTTGCTGTTCTGCTCGACCAGATCGACCAGTGCGTCCAGCTTTGCGCTGTGGACCTCTGACCAGTTGCCAAGATCGTCAGTATATAGCGCACCGTTGGCGTTCTGGAGCAGCTTGTTGGCAAGCACAGCGGCGTTCATGGCCTCAACCATATCGCCGTCAGGCAACTGAGCCAGAAGCGTGTCCTCGAACACTTGGTAAGCCTTTAGCGCGGCTGGTGGCAACTGCACGCTCTCGATCAGGTCAATGCGGTCCGGCAGTTCAAGATAATCCTCTGCCGACATCGATATGGTCATGGGCGCAAGCAGTTCATAAATGCGCTCAGGCGATCCGTTGCGCGGCGTGTGCTTGTAACCCATATAATCGGTCTCAAAGTACCGCTGCTTGAAAGCCGTCATTGTGCGCCCCAGAGCCTCACCTTGGTCGATCAGATAGGTCTGAGACCACAGGTCGAGCAGACCGTTGGGGCTGGGTGTGCCTGTCAATAGGACCATGTAGTCGGTCATCGGCACTATCTTTTTGAGCGCCTTGAAGCGTTTGCTGGCTGGGTTCTTGAACGAACTGCTCTCGTCAATGACCACACAGTCAAAGGGCCACTTCTTTTTATAATGGTTCACCAGCCATTCGACGTTCTCACGATTGATAACGTAAACGTCCGCCTCGCGCTGTAGGACGCTGATTCGATTGCGCTCACTGCCTGTGCAGATGGCAACGTCGAGATGGCGCAAATGATGCCACTGAGCGGCCTCTTGCTTCCAGACAGTGTTCGCCACGCGCAGAGGCGCAATTACAAGCACCTTATCGACAGCAAACGAGTCCTTGAGATCGGTTATGGCCGTGAGCGTAGAGGTCGTTTTGCCCAAACCCATGTCGAGCCACAGGGCGCAACGCTTGGTGTCAATGATGAATTGGACAACGCGCCTTTGATACTCATGGAGATCATATCGATAGCGCACGGCAACCATCCTCAATACTGTCGCACACATGGACCTCGCAGCCAGCGTCAACCATCCTGCGCATTATGTAATCTTGAAGTTCAGTCGGCTTCTTGCCCGGTGCTTTGAACTCGATAAACACAATGCGACCAGCCTTCATGAATATGCGGTCCGGCACGCCGCGCTGGGCTGGGGACACGAATTTGAAGGATAGCCAGCCGCCCTTCTTGGCGAGTTCCGAAACACGGCGTTCGATGTCACGTTCCAATGTCATAGATACCCCACTTCAGAAAGCAGCTTCTCCGCTGCGTCTAAATACACGCTATAATCCACATCGTTTGGAAATGCGTCAGGCAACTGCATCAGCGGCCTTGTGCCTTCCGACTTGGGAACCTTGTTGCCGTTCTTGACGTAGCGGATCACCTCGTCGGACGCGACACTGGTTGAGTAATAAGACCGAATCGCCTTGCCGATGTTCTCCCCGCGCCACAGCGCACCGCCTGTGACCCTGCGCACCGTGACAAAACGCCGAATGTCATCGCACTTACGGATCGTTCTCTCAATTGGTGTCCCGCTGGCTATGCGTGCGGCCACTGCGTCATAGACGATCTGACAGTCAGGGTTCTTGGCGAGGCTGGGCGATGCAAACACACCCTTGCCCTTGGTCTTACCGTCCAGCATCACTGCGACATAGTTGTTGACATCACGGCTGGCGATGGCGCGATAGTTGGTCCGCTCCAGTTCGTAACTGGTATCGAGCATCCAGTCCCAAGCGATACACTGCATCTTAACGTCAAGGCTCTTGGGGGCGTGCAAAACAATACCGTCGGTGTTGGCGCTTATGACCCTAATCCCGGCCATCTCCATGCGCTCAATCAGCATCAGCAGGGCCAGTTGCCCTGAGATTGTGGTCTGGGCCATCAGGTCGGGGCTGTACAGAAAACTGTACTTACTTCCCAGCTTTCCAAACGTCCCGTTGATGACGATCTTCAGAACGTCCGCTGTCACCTTATCGCCACCGCGCTTGGCATCTAGGCGGCGCGTCACAATGCTCTGGAACACGGTCAGGAAGTCCGTGCCAAGGTGCTTGGGTGATAGCCGCTGACCAAGGATGATGTTCGGATAGTAGCTGGCAACATCCCAGTCAGCCAGCACTTCGTCAGATGAGGCTTCGATGAACTGGCGCTTTTCGCAACTGTGCAGTCCGCCGATCCCCATCTGATACTGGGCCTTGCCAATCGTAATGCGCTCTTTTTTGAGCCACTCAGGCATTTCGACAGAGCCATTGGCCGACAGCGTGAAGTCCGTTTCGAGGACGCGCTCGAACATGGCTCTGAGTTCTGGGCTGTCGAAGCGAATAAAGCCGGGGTCTTTGTAGCGGAAGGTGTAACCCTTCTTGATTACGGGCTTCTCAGCGCACCCACCAAGGCGCTCAATCTCGTTGGCGATAACGACCTCCGCGATCTGCGCATCGCTCTTGGAGCGTAGGTCAGCGCCATATTGCTCGCCCATTGTCACGCGCAGAGCGATTTGCGGCTGGAGATGCCGATATAGGATCGATGTCATCTCAAGGTCGTTGCGGCAATATTCGCGCAGCAAGGCGCGTTGCTCTGCATCGATGCTGGCCTCAGGATCAATCGGCAAGTCCTGCATCTTGGGGGCGTGCAGCCGACCACCGTAAATCTTCAGCGATGCTTGACCAATAGCCAGTTCGATCAGGTCGATGTGGTCCCAGTTGCGTGGTACTTTTACGCCAAGCTGCCAGTGGCGTTTACCTTCGACAATGATTTTGTCGGAAATGTCCTTGATTTCTTGGTTCGATTTACCGCTAAGAGCAGCGGCGATGATCGGGAGGTCGTAGCCAATCGAATTGAACCCGACAGTTGTGTCGCGGGTCATCATTGTGCGGATACCGTCAATGTCGATGTGGCCCGGATATATCTCGAATGTCTCGATAAGCGACCTGTCTGGTGAAGCGCCAAGGTGCATTCCCATCAGCAGGAAATAGTCTTTATAAACTTCAGTATCTATAATTATCATGGAGGGGTGGCCTCTCAAAAAGTTACCCCTGCGACCATGAGCCGCAGGGGTTTTTTACTTAGAATGTTTCGTCATCTATATCGTCGAAATCATCAGCGCTTGCTGACGAGCCGCCGGAGGAGAACGCCTCGCCATCTGCGGCAAACTGGACGCCAAGGAGGGTGGCGTTGATGCGCTTGCCGTAGTTGTTGTTCTGCGTCCACAGGTCAATGATCGCATTGACATAGCAGCCGCTGTACACCACGCCGTCTTCCTCAGTCAGAGGCGACTTGTCCTTGTTCAGAACAAGTGGGCGCTTCTTCGTGCTGGCCTTCAGCGTCATGTGACCCGCATAACCTTCATATTCGGTCTCATCGCCATCGCGCAAGCACAGCTTTTCGGCTGGAACCCGTGCACCCTTTAGGTCGGCAATGATCTTGGATTTGATGGCAGCATCGATCTCTTTAATGAGCGATGCGTGCTTGACCTTATCGAGAAGGAAGGTGGCCTCATATTTTGTGTCCACACCATCGAACTGGGCCTTTTGGAACAGCGATGGGAAAGACAGGCGTACATTATTCAACTTGATAGACATATAGATTTCCTTTTAGGTTTTGGTTTTACGTTTTAAGCCATTTGGCCGATTGAGGTTATACTAAGTCTCACGGGATGCAACCTCAAAAATCATCAGCCGTGATATTGACGGCAGGGCGCGGGTCATCTGACTTCGCCAGTGTGGGTCGGCCTTGAGGCTTTACCACAAATTTAGCGATCTCGGCGGCACGCTTCTTGCCAACAATCTTCTCCGCTTGGGCAGGGCTTACCAGCTTTTTGGTGTAGGCCTCTTCTCCAAGCAATTCAAAAATATCCTGCTCTACGGTGGCCTCGTCGGACCATTGGCGGTTGGACTTACCAGCCACCAGTTTGTAGCCTTCAAACGGAATCCCCTCATTCAAACGATCCACGACAACATCTTCGACAGCATCCAGCCAAGACACAATCAGCTTCTTTGCCGACAGCGCCTTGCCCAGTTGCTCGTCAGTCAGGCGGTTGACTGGGGTGAGTTCCTCAACTGCATCAAATTGGTTCATAATTACATCACTTGTAAAAGCGGCAAGGGCTGTACAAGTGGCCTTGGCTTTGCACCACTGGCACTGCTTCTCACCGGGATTAAACTCTGCGTTAGGCAGACCGCACATCAACGCCCTTGACTTTGCGTATTCGCCCCATTCGAGCAACTGGTCGATGCTTATGACCCAGTCCTCGAAAATGTCAGGGTTGCATCGCGGCTGGACGATGCTGATGACAATCTCTTCTATATCGACAATGCCAGCACACTGCGTGTAAGCCCCAAGAGCGTAAAGCATCCCTTGGCTGTTATCGACAGGCGACACTTGCACGCCCTGACCATATTTCAGATCGATAACGTGCATGGTGTTGCCGCTGATAATCAGAGCATCACAAGTGCCGAAGCCCTCTGGAACCCAGTCGCTGAAATCAACGCGCACCTCATAGGCAACATAAGCCTTTGGCGGTGTGTGATAGCGCACATAGTTAATGTACTCCTGCACATGGTCCGCCATCTCCTGCGTGATTTCAGCGTTGGTCTCAGGCATAACCTTGCCGACCCATTCGTCAGCGTCGGTGTTGCTCTTTAAGGCAACTTCTGCCAACTCATGCGCCACCGTGCCTTCAAAGGCGTGCGGCGATGACTTGTCTGCTATACCACGCTCGGCCTCAACCGACGCAGGGCAAGCAAGCCAACGGTGTGAGCCACTGGCGCTGAGTTTGGCATGTGCTGTCATAATTTGACTTTCTTCAGCGAGTGAACAACAGTTGTGTGGTCTCTGTTCATTATGCGACCAATCTCAGTGGTTGAGTAACCCTTCTCACGAAGCATCACCATGCATTTGCGACGAACATTGACCAAAGCCATTACACGAGATGGCCCAAGTATGTCGTAAATTGTATAGCCATGATCTTCAGCAATCTCGGCAACATCATTAAGGTTCTTCTGACGCGGTGTTAGCACAGCGCACCCCACTGATCCGCCATCGCAGCGGCGATACCCTTAAACGTAGTGCTGCGCAGTTTCCACCTATCGGCAGATGGTGGTAGATAATGAAGACGCTGGCGCTGATTATCTGGCAGTGCCATCATTGCTTCTTTGACGTTATCCGTCGGCACTAGAGGCGGAAGGTTCTTCAGCCATAGGCATGTAGCTTTTTGTTCCATGTGGCCAAACATCCACGGCTGGATAGTCTGGGTCTGTTGCATACCGCCGATCCGCTCTTTGGCATATTTGTGCATCACAGGGTTCTCAATGGCGATACGCTTAATAGGTGTGTCCCAAAGAGCCTTAAAGAAAGCAGCGCCTTCATCTAGTTTGGCCCAGCGTGTTGGGTCTTTGTGCAGCCAAGTAACCCCGGCGTTGGTTAAGTAAGTGCAGGGTGGGTGGGCTATCATCAAATCCCAATCATGCCCATGTGCAAGAACAAGAGCGTCACCTTGGATGTGCCAATGCGGGTCGCCATCAGTCGGTAGCAAATCGCAAGACCAAGCATCATGGCCTTTGGCTCGGAAAGCATCTCTTACGGTGGCGCTGTATTCACAAGCGACCAATACCTTCACGCGAGTTCCTCCAGCTTGGAGGCAAACTCCTCTAGGCTCTCGGCTGGGATGTCCTTGACCAGTTTGCCGCCGTAGCTGGCAATGATGGTCTTGATCTTGGGGCTGTTACCTTTATCAGCACGCGTCAGTTCAAGGCAGCGGGTCTGAAGCGAGTCAACCGTAACCGTGGGTGTGGTTGGCTTTGGTTCCGATTTAACTGTTTCCGTTTTGGAAACAGTTGCCACTGAGGCCGTCTTGTCAAAGTCGAACGTCAGTTGCGCTGTGTCCAGTGTTTTGATCAAACGCTCGATGGCGGAAGTCAGTTTATCAATCTTAGTTTCTAACATTTTTATTTTCCCTTTTGCTTATTTGGTTTGTACGCTATATGACGATGTGCAACGATACGCAACAGGAAAATTGCAAATGAAGAAAATGCTCACCTCATCACAGATTGCCTTGCAGATCGGTGTGACAAAGAATACCGTCATCAAGATGGCTAAGGCCGGACAGATACCTTCGATCCGAATCGGCTCAGGCCATTATCGCTTCGACATTGACGATGTGAAACTAGCATTAAATACAGGAGGCGTTGACAAGTGAAATACACCATAGCCGTCGGGACTGAACTCGGCACAGTGCAAAATAAGTCGTTTGAGTGGTATAAGATCGTAGAGCGCCTGAGCCACCATGAGGTCGCCATGACCAAGGGGGGACGTTATTTCGTCGGGGGCGAGTACAGCAGCAGCGAACGCAAAGAGGCTAACCTCCTCAACCGTTCGCTCCTGACCTTGGACATTGACAATGTGGTCGGCATGACCGTCGCTGAACTGGAACTGATGCTTGTGATGAGCATCGACTGCGCCTTCGTCGCCTACTCGACCTTCAGCCACACGCCTGAGCATCCTAAGATTAGGGTTGTTGTGCCACTGTCACGGCCAGTCAGCCCTGACGAGTATCGTGAGGTGTCCCGCGACTTCACGACCCTGCTGCCGGAGTTGACGTTCGATCCATGCTCGTTCGTGCCGAACCAGTTGATGTACCTCCCAGCGTGTCCAGACCTGTCTACCGCATGGACCGTTGCGATGGGTCTTGAGCCGCATGAAGTGCCAGATGTCATCACCGTGCCAGTGCGTGACGATAGCGATGACTTTGAACGCGCTGTCCTCGCCCAGCCGCTTGACATCAGCGATGATGAGGTGGACGCTTACCTCGACGCTTATCCGGCGCAGTCCCTCGAATATGACGAATGGATCAAGGTCGGTGCTGCGCTGCATCATCAGTTCCAAGGTGATTCAGTCACAGGCTTCAAGCGTTGGCTCGACTGGTCCGCCAAGTCCGACAAGCACGATCCCGCTCAGATGCAAGTCAAGTGGCGCTCGTTCGGCAACTCGACCCGCGTTGTGACCTTCGCCTCCGTCATCCATCTGGCCCGTGCCAGTGGCGCAGAGATCGAGCGGCCTTCGTCTGTGGCTGTCGCTGTTGAGCAATCTGCCTTTGAGCGTCTGCTTGAGGTGGCCTCGAACGTCGAGAGCATGGCTGAGTATGATGACTTTAAGTCGCGCATCCAGAACATCTCCCTCGCCGTTCTGCCCTTGGACAAACGCTCCTTGCTGGCCCAAGAGGTCTATGATGCATGGGGTAAAGAGCGTGGGCTGACGAAAACGGACATCAAGTCACAACTGAAGCCATCCTCAAAGGTTAAAGTTGACAAGGTTGAGAAACCAGATTGGTTAGAACCGTGGGTCTATATCGAGTCCACGGGCGAATATTATAACTGCGATCTGCACTACGGCATCAAGCGTGAGGCGTTCAACACCAAGTTCGGTCACTCTATGGCGCTGGCCTTCGGTGATGACGCCGTGCTGCCGTCTGTGTTCGCCGCCAACCACTGCGACATCGAGACAGTGGTTGACACGATGTTCTGGCCGGGTGCGGGTCGCTTCTTCGAGCATGAGGGCAAGCGGTTCATCAACACTTACCGCGAGACAGGTATCGCGCCCTGCGAAACATTGGATGAGGACGGTCAATCGGTCATCGACCTTTTCATGGGGCATGTGCGCTTCATGGTTGAGAATGAGGACGAACAGCGGTTGCTGGTGGACTATCTGGCATGGATCATTCAGCATCCCGGCCAAAAGATTAACTGGGCGCTGCTCATTCAAGGGGCGCAGGGCGTTGGTAAATCCTACTTTGCCGTTGTGATGCAGAACCTGTTGGGGCTGATGACCCGCAACGTAGAACCGATGGCGTTGAGCGGACGGTTCACAGCATGGGCGCATGGGGCGTTGTTGGCGGTCATCGAAGAAATCCGCATCTCAGGCGAGAACCGTTTTGAACTTATCGACAGGCTGAAGCCCTTTGTGTCGAACAATGTGGTCCAGATTGAGGAGAAGGGCCGCGATCAGCGCACCGTGCCAAACTTCCAGACGTATCTGCTCTTGACCAACCATAAGGACGCGCTGCCCGTAAACGAGAACGACAGGCGCTATGCCCCAATCTTCTCACGGGTGCAGTCCGAAGAGCAGTTGTTTGAGGAGTTGGGTGGTCGGCTGGGCGCTGATGCCTATTTCACCAAGCTGTTCGACGAAAGCGAACGCCGTGCAGACGCCCTGTCATTCTTCCTACGCAATTGGAAAATCAGCGCAGGGTTCTCAGCCAAGGGGCGTGCGCCGCACACCTCAGCGCGTGAGGAAATGATTGCCCTTGGCGTTTCGCCCGACAGGTCGCTTATCGAGGACGCCATCGACCTGATGCGGTGCGATGTGATCAATGACAAGGTGCTGGATGTCACATGGCTCAATAAATTGTGTGAGGCCGAAGGGACTATGCTGCCGAAGACGAGGGCTATAAGCGCGATACTTTTGGAAATGGGCTATAAGCAGATAGAGGGGCGGCGGATGAAAATCAGCAAGACAAATGGCCTTCATTATGTCTGGTTTAAGGGTGATGAGAAGGGCGTCAAAAACATCGTTCGTGAGTTCCACGGAGGGTGATTTTCGAGGTGCGCAATGGGTTTTTGTATTGCGCACCTTTTGATTTTGGAGGTGCGCAATAAGGCATTTTAAAAACATTGCGCACCTTTATTGCGCACCTGTCTTAAACCCTTGTTTTTACTACTATATATCTATATATTATATAAAAAGTGTGCAATATATAGATATATAAGTCGTATAGAGATACATATATATTTTAACGTAAAAGGTAGGGTTACAGGGGTATACATATTTTTTTTTTATTATATAGGGGTGATACAAGAGAATTTGCGCACTTCGCGCACTGACTGAAAATGACTGGAGATAAATATGACTGACAATGTGAATGCACCAAGCCACTATCGGCAGGGTGAGATCGAGTGCATCGATGCTATTCAATCGGCGTTGACACCGGAGGAGTTTAGAGGATACTGCAAAGGCAATTCGCTGAAGTATATTTGGCGTGAGCAATATAAGGGTGGCGATGAGTCGCTGCGTAAAGCGCAATGGTATCTGGACCGCATCGTCAATTTAATATAAGGAGTGAAAATATGGAGGATGATTTGAGCCGCGAAGAGAAATGCTCAGACTGCATATTTTTTGTGCAGTCACCCAGTGGGCTGCATGGTTACTGCAAGCGATACCCTCCCGTGTTCACGGGCGCTGATGAGCGCAACAGAGTTAAGTTCCATAATCCGGTGGTGAGTCCCTACAGCTTCTGTGGTGAATTTGAGGAAATCTAAATGCTGGCTCTAAAGATGGACACATCCGATCTGGATCGTAAGTTCAAGATGCTGCTTGAGATGCCCAAGACAATTGAGAAGGCTGTCGTTGGTGCGATGGCTGACACGGTGGATGATGTTCATAAGCGTCAGATTGACGAGATGGGTCTATCGTTCGCCAAAGTATCACCATACGTTAAGAAAGGTTTGGTCAAGGCTCTGCCCTATGGTCGTGATCGTCAGTTTGGCGGTAAGCGGCTGGGCCAGAGCCTTGCGAACTCTGGGACGTATTTCGAGGAGTTTCCCGCACGCGGATCGCCCAACGCCATTGTTCGGCCAAACGTCTTTGGTGGAACACGCGGTAAGAAGGCTTCTGAAAATCGTCTAAGGATGCAGGGTATTCTCCCAGCCGGGGGCTTCACGATCCAAGGCAATGACTATCCCAAAGGATCAGGCGGTAACATCAATGGCGCACGCTACAGCGAGATGCTAGCGGCGATTGGTGCGTTGTCTGAGACTGCACGGTCCCAGATGCCAAAGGGCAAGCAGAAGAACCGCAAGAACGTCAGCTTCTTCGTCCTACGCCGTGGGGGCGCACCTATCGGCATCGCAGAGCGCCGTGGAAACGATGTGAAGGTAATGCTTGCGTTCGCCAGAAACGTGAATTACAAACCCATATATCCCTTCCACAAGGTTGGCCGGGAGCAATTAAATTATAGCCTACCAAGGCACTTTGACCGCATATTGAAACGCTATCTCGATAGGCTTTAACATGAATGATAATATGGAGCATGAAGGGCCAAAGCATTTGTTTGCTGCGGCTCTGCTTAACGATCTGATGGTTATCTTGGATAACGCAGCAAAGCGCGGCCTCGATCCGCTTGATGAGGATGGTGTGCCGATCTACGGTTTTTCGTATTGGTCTGGAGAGTGCGCGAAGGCGCTGGGCGTAAAGAAAATTGTTCCATAAATCGTATGGGGGTAGCCCCGCCCCGCCCCCGCCGCACCCCTAAATTTTGGCCCATAAATCGTATGGGGGGCAGCGATGCCTCGTAAATCGTATGGGGGTAATTTTCTTGCGCAAATTCGCAACATTCGGTCGCGCAATAATATTACTTTGACTCGCAATAATATTGCTTTAGTCCATGTCTGATTATGCCCCATATATATAAAGCCAAAAACGGCCATTGGCCGCGCTTTGAAAATTATTTTCTCCCCGATGTATTTTTTTATTGACGCGACCAATGGCCGTGCTATTGGGGCGTTACTGAAACTGAAAATAAGGATTTATCTAATGTCTAACGTAACTTTTGGCTTTATCGTGTTTCTTGTAAGCATCACCATTTTTACGGTTATGCTTGTCGGTGGCGCGGCTCTTTTTTCCGGGCATGTTGCGCTTGCTATATTGCTTGTTTGCATGTTCGGCATGGGCACTGGCGTTTCAATGATTGAACGCAATTGATTAACTTTTCTAACATTAAGGAATAAATGAAAATGACAGAACAGGAAATTTGGAACAGTGACCAATGCGTTACCGACGTTTTAGGTTTTATAGGAACGGTTCCACATTGGATAGATCAAGACATTGGCATTTCAACTGTGGCATCTATCATGCAAGGCGGATGCAATAGTGGCGCGTATATGCCTGCCGTTACATATTACCGGGCATTGGCCATTATGGGCAATTATGGCGATGATGTGCTTGATTACATTCAACAGCAGCTTGGCGAAACACCAGCCCCAAGCGCTGGTGAGTCATGGGGCGGAATGGCTTGCCATTATCTATCATTGGCTGTGGAGTTATGGGCTGGTAATATTTACTATCAATTGGAGTCATTAGACGATGAATAAGTTGCATTTGCCAGTTGGCTATCGCGCCTATAATGGGCACATATTCACAAAATCAGACTGTGAATTTTACAACAGATATACCGACGATGTAGAACGCAATAGAAACTATCCATCCGGATTAGAGCGCTGTTTAGATCGACGCAATAAAGCATTTAAAATCATTATAGGACATTCATGATATGACATATACAAAAGAACCTTGGCACATATGCAATGTAACTGGCAGGGGTTTGCGCCTTATTAGGGATGCAAACGGCTATTGCGTGGCAGAGGCGGTGAAACCCGCGAATAGTGGCGCGGCATATATTGATGCCGATGCTAATGCGGCCTTGATCTCTGCCGCGCCGGACATGCTGTCTGCGCTTGAAACTATTGTTTCAAACTATCCCTATTGGGCGAGCAAAATACAAATGAAAGAGATAGACAATGTTGCAATTGCAATGGCCAAGGCCGCAATAGCTAAGGCAAGGGGAGAGCTTGCATGAAATCATATTGGTATTTTGGTGAGCTTATAAGCCGAAACGCAAATCCCTATGGCCTAATGTGGCAATGCCATTGCGACGGGTCATTTATCTATGCCGATACGCTGGCAGGCATTAAACAGTTAATCCGGGAGACATTGGCATGAATGTAAGAGCTTGGCGCAAATCCCGCGCATTGACCCAAGAACAAGCTGCGCAACTGCTGGCCATATCGCCTAGGCATTACCAGCGCGTTGAAGCTGGCCATAGGCCAATCACACCAATGATCGAACGGCTTTTGGAGTTGAACCAATGAAACAGATTAGATTGAAGCAAATCACGAATAAATGTGGCGATATAGGTTTGATGGAATATGCCTGTCATCCGTCATTAGACAAGCGCATATTCCGTGAATGGAATGGCGGAATGGAATGGACATATGAAAAACAATTTGCTGCCAATGGCTGGAACAACAGGACATATGGCAGCGTATTCAAACCTAGTGATTTTGTGATCACCACATAGTCGCTACCACATAAACAAATGGACCCGGCCATAGTGCCGGGTTTTTTTTGTGCCTATTGCATAGGCATTGCCCGCCATTGCGCGGGCCTTTGGCGCTTGCCCATAGACGCCCATATAAGCCGTTTGAGCCTATGCCATTGCCATTGGCTATATGGGTAGCAGGGGCCGTCATATCGACGCCCTAGCGGCGCTCTGTGGCGCTCTGTGGCATATGCCAGCGCGTTACAGAAAACGGGTCCTATGGGGCATATTGCCGCTGCGGGTGATTAGGACCCCAATTGATTTCAAGAGAGAGCAATTTCCAAACCTATTCTTGAAATATTGTTGCGCAGATTGGGGCTAGACACGCAAAGCCGTTGGTGTCACAATGCCAAAACGAAGCCGTAAGTCCGGTTTCAAGCGAGTGATAAAATAATATTTTTATGGGAATTTAGGAACCATTGTGACAGCACAACAGCGCAAACCCACAACTGGCGGCGTAATTATCGGCTCATCTTATGACGAGGCTCGGACACGCAAGGTTAATGCCGAAGCGGAGATCGCAGAACTCGAACTGGCGAAGATACGCGGCACGCTCTGCATGACGGACGATGTGGTTAAGGCGTGGGAGAGTGTTCTGCACGCTTGCAAGGCCAAATTCCTGTCGCTGCCCACCAAGGTCGCACCTGTTGTGGCGAACGAGAGCGATGTGGCGAAGGTCAAGGACTTTTTGGAGAGCGCGGTCCGCGAGGCGCTCATGGAACTGTCGAACTACCAGCCGGAGATTGACCCTGTGCGGACTGGCAGTGGCGCTGTCGAAAATGACCCCAGCGGTGAAGAGGAAGCGCCAAAGCCCAAGCGCAAAGTTGGTCGCCCGAAGAAGGGTCGAACGATAATCGTATGATCGAACAAGCCACCAGACAGAACGCACTGGAGCAAATGGCTAAGGCCATGAAGCAGATGACGCCGCCTCCACGCATGAGTGTGGCGCAATGGGCGGATCACGAACGGCGGCTGGACTCGCAGAGCAGTGCGGAGCCGGGTCGGTGGATTACATCCAGAGCAGAGTATCAGCGCGGCATCATGGACGCTTGCTCTGACCCACTGGTCAAAGAGGTGGTGGTTATGTGCGGTGCGCAGCTTGGCAAGTCTGAGATGCTGCTCAACACCATTGGCTACCACATGGCGCATGACCCAGCGCCGATCTTGATGATGCAACCGACTGTGGACATGGCCCAGTCGTTCTCGAAGGACCGCGTGACAGCGGGTCTTCTCCGTTCAACCCCTTGCCTTCGGGACAAGGTCAAAGACAGTAAGGCTAAAGATGCAAACAACACTACGCTTCATAAAGTTTTTCCCGGTGGCGCTCTTTCTCTGGTCGGTGCTAATTCTCCTAGTTCCCTTGCTTCTCGTCCGATTCGTGTTGTTCTTTGCGATGAAGTTGATCGATATCCTCCTTCTGCTGGCGAGGAAGGTGACCCTATATCTCTTGCCAAGCGACGGGCAGCTACCTTCTGGAACAGGAAGATCATTTTAGTATCGACGCCGACCAACAAGAACGCCAGCCGCATTGAGGCTGCGTATGAAGAAAGCGACCAGCGCAAGTTCATGGTTCCGTGCCACGACTGCGACCATTTGCAGGAAATGACTTGGGCTAACGTCAAATGGCATGACGATAATCCGCACACCGCCTTCTATTGCTGCTCTGAGTGCGGCTCTGTCTGGGGCGATGCGGAGCGGCGCAAGGCCGTGTCGAAGGGTGAGTGGGTTGCCAATAAGCCGTTCAACGGTGTGGCTGGCTTCCATCTCAATGCGCTTTACTCGCCGTGGTCGGTGCTGTCGGACGCGGTTGAGGAGTTTTTGGCCGCACGCAAAGACCCCATGCGCCTCAAGACCTTTGTCAACACCTTCTTTGGCGAGACTTGGGAGGATCAGGGCGAAGGTGTCGATGATTACGCCATCTCCAAGCGCAAAGAGGATTACGAAGGTATCCCTGATGACGTTGTTGTCCTCACCTGTGGCGTTGACGTTCAAGATGACCGCTTAGAAGCTGAGATTGTCGGCTGGGGCGCTGGCGAAGAAAGCTGGCAAATCGAGTATCATGTTCTGTATGGCGACCCATCCAGTCCTGCGCTGTGGGCAAAGCTGGACGAGATTATTCTGGCGACATACGAGCATCCAAGCGGTGAGCCTATGCTGATCCGCGCAACTTGCATTGACTCTGGCGGACACCACACCCGCGCTGTGTATAACTATGCCAAGACCAGAGCGGGGCACAGGGTCTTTGCCATCAAGGGTGTTGGGGGCGAGGGTAAGCCCATTGTAGGACGGCCTTCGCGCAACAACATCGGAAAGATACCGCTTTACCCAATCGGCGTTGATACTGCGAAGGAATTGCATTACGCCAGACTGCGTATTGACGAGCCGGGTGGCGGATATTGCCACTTCCAAGCCAAGCGCGATGATGAGTATTTCCGCCAGCTAACGGCTGAAAAGCAAGTGGTTCGCTATCATAAGGGCTACCCCACAAGGGCGTGGATCAAGACGCGGACTCGAAATGAGGCACTTGACGTTCGAGTTTATGCGATTGCCGCTTTCCATATTCTCAATATTAATATAGATAGCATAGTCAATCGGTTTCATGCTACTATAAACCGTAGGACTGAGGCTCTTTCTGGGGCCGAAGATGTGAAGCCACACCCGCTGGCCTCAAGGAAAGGGCCAAAACGAGGTGGTTTTGCTAATAACTGGCGTTGAGGGATAATGGCAAACCTTTTTGATGAGAGCAATGCGCCAGAAGGCGAACCTCTGAAGATTGTCGTTGGCGACTTTCTCCAGTGGAAGAAAACGGAGCTTGCTGAAAGTTATCCCCCTGCCAGCTATTCGGCGGAGTATGTCGCTCGTGTAGCGTCGGGCCAGAGCGGTGAGATTAAGTTAGCGGCAACTGAGCGCACAGATTATTACCTGTTTCAAGCGACAAGCACTACCACTGCGGCTTTCGAGGCTGGTTTCTATCACTGGCAACTTGAGGTCACGCAGACATCTACGGGCAACCGTATTGTCGTAGAGCGTGGTGAGTTTGAGGCGATTGCCGACCTCGACAATAACGGCGCTGATCCCCGCACACATGCTGAGATTATGCTGGACAAGATTGAAGGTCTGCTTGTTGGCCGCGCTGACAAGGACGTTTCGTCTTACTCGATCCAAGGTCGTTCTATTTCTAAGATGACGATTTCTGACCTGTTGCTATGGCGCGACTATTACCGCAAAGAGGTTGTAAAAGAACGCCGCGATAATGCAATTGAATTGGGTAAACCCACCAAAACCACTATGAAGGTTCGGTTCCTATGAGTCTTTGGCGCGAAGCATTTGGTCTGCCACCCAAGGCAAAGAACGCTGTCGTAAAGCGTTCCTACCACGCTGCTAACACGGGTCGGCTCTTTGCCGACTTCTTTGCGTCCAGTCGCAGCCCTGACAGCGAGTTAAAGCCTGACCTCGTAATTATGCGTAACCGCGCCCGTGCGCTTGCTCGTGATGACGTTTATGTCAAGCGTTACCTGACGCTGCTCAAGACCAACGTGGTTGGCGAAAAGGGCATGACGCTACAGGTCAAGGCCCGTAACACAGACAATTCACTGGATGTCATTGGCAACCAGATCGTTGAGGACGCTTGGTCGCAGTTCTCCATGAAGGGTAACTGCACATCTGATGGTCGCCTTAGCTGGATTGATTTGCAGAAATATGTGATGGAGGCCACTGCCCGTGATGGCGAGGCTTTCATTCAGATTGTTCGCAATCGCGCCTTTATCCACGGTATTGCTTTCCACCCAATTGAAGCCGACATGATCGACGAGATGAAGAACGAGCGTGCCAAGAATGGCCGCGAAATTCGCATGGGCATCGAACTTGACGAGTACCAACGCCCAGTTGCTTACTGGGTCAAGAAGCGCCACCCCGGCGATCTGGACTTTGCGACTTACACCGTCAACGTATCTGAGCGTATTGACGCCAAGAACATGATCCACGTTTATGACCCGCTTCGCGCTGGTCAGACACGCGGTGAACCTTGGATGGCTCCGGCGATTGCGCAGTTGAAGATGTTGAACGCCCACCGTGAGGCTGAGTTGGTCGCTTCGCGTATGGCGGCGTCAAAAATGGGCTTCTTTACCTCTGACAATGGTGAAGACGCGCCAGCCGACGATTACGACAACGGCGTGCCGATCATCGATGCGGAACCCGGCACTTTCCATCAACTGCCCAACGGCGTTGACTTTAAGCCGTTCGATCCGACCCACCCCGCCACAGCTTTCGCTGAGTTCCAGAAGGGTGTTCTGCGGGGCATCTCGTCTGCGCTGAACGTGTCTTACGCCTCGCTGTCGAACGATCTTGAAGGGACATCATATAGTTCCATCCGTCAGGGTGCACTCGAAGAGCGTGATGCCTACAAGATGATGCAGCAGTTCCTCATGGAGCATTTTGTCATCCCAGCTTACTCTGCGTGGCTGATGCACATAATGGAGTTCGGCTATATTCCGATCCCAGCCTCTCGCTTTCCAAAGTTCTTCGCTGCATCGCACTTCCGTGCACGCGGCTGGCAGTGGGTCGATCCGCTGAAGGAAGTGAACGCGGCTGTTACCGCAATGCACAACGGCATTATGTCGATGCAAGATATTTCCGGTCAGTATGGCCGCGATATTGAAGAGACATTCAGCCAGTGGCAGCGTGATAAGGAGTTGGCTGACCAGTTTGGGCTTGAACTGGCGTTCTTCCCGTTTGGTGGCGATGCCAAGGCCAAAATTGCTGAGGAAGACCCTGATGCCGTATAAGCCAACAGACGGTATGAAGACAGAGGCCCAGCGCGGTCTTGATTGGCGCGAGGAGTATGGTCGCGGCGGTACTGAAATCGGTATTGGCCGTGCGCGTGATATTGTCGCAGGGCGGCAGTTATCTGAGGATGTTGTCAAGAGAATGTACAGCTTCTTCAGCCGTCATGAGGTTGACAAGCAAGCCGAAGGTTTCCGTCCCGGCGAGGAAGGCTACCCTTCAAACGGGCGCATAGCTTGGGCGCTCTGGGGCGGGGACGCCGGGTTCTCATGGTCAAAAGATAAGGTAAACTCTATGGAAGAAAATCGCGCTGCCCCTGATGGGCTTAAGGTTGGTGATTTTGTCGAATGGAATAGTTCTGGCGGCAAAGCCCGTGGGCAAATCGAGCATATTATGCGCGAAGGCGTGCTTGGTATTCCCGATAGCGAATTTTCAATCAACGCGACTGAGGATGATCCCGCTGCATTGATCCGCATTTTCCGTGAGGGTGAGGCTACAGAAACCTTGGTCGGCCACCGTTTTTCAACACTTACAAAGATTTCGGACATTCGTTCTTCGGAAGAAGTGCAGCACCAGTTGAATGATGGTGATTTTGATGGTATTCGTTCTGAAGAAGCAACTGAGGATCAGTTAATGTCGGACGAAGAGAATCGTGCAACGGTTAAGATCGAGATAGAGATCGATACCGAAGACCATTCTGAAGTTGAGGATGCGCCTTCTGAAGACATGCCTTCAGAGGATGTGCTTATTGATGTTTCCACAGAGGAGCGCAAGGCTCCTGTTGAGGTCTTGCATCGCGCCATTGACATGGAAGCGAAGGCTATTGACGAGAAAAAGCGCACTGTTGACATCGCTGTCTCGTCTGAACTGGCTGTTGACCGCTCATTCGGAAAAGAAGTTTTGGTTCATGAGATGGGCGCTATTGACTTAGCGTTCCTCGCATCGGGCCGTGCACCACTGTTGCTCGATCATGATATGGAGCGTCAGATTGGTGTTATTGAATCCGTGGAACTTTCTGGGGACCGCGTGCTTCGAGCCAAAGTCAGGTTCGGACGCTCGGCGCTTGCTCAGGAGGTTTTTCAGGACGTTGTCGATGGTATCCGGTCGAATGTATCGGTTGGTTATCGCGTCAACAAAATGGAGCGTTCCCCGAAGAATAAGGACGAGTACCTTGTTCGCTCTTGGTCGCCCCTTGAGGTATCTGTCGTTTCAATCCCCGCTGACCCGTCAGTTGGCGTGGGTCGTAGCGCGGCTGCTCTCGAACCCCAACCTACCATTGAACCATCCATCAAGAAGGAAGTCAAAATGACTGACGAAGTAAACTTGGATGCGGTTCGGGCCGAAGCAAATGCTGCTGCCGCTCGTAACGCCTCCGAAATCATCTCGCTCGGCGCACGCCACAATAAGCGTGACCTCGCTGACGCAGCCATCCGTTCGGGCAAGAGCATTGAACAGTTCCGTGGTGAACTGCTCGACGTAATCGGTTCGGACAAGCCGCTTGAGAACGAAAACATTGGTCTGACGAATAAAGAAATCCGTCAGTTCTCGGTTGTTCGTGCAATTGCTGCTCTCGCAAACCCAAGTGACCGTCGCCTCCGCGAAGCCGCTGCTTTCGAGTTTGAAGTCTCGGAAGCTGCTGCACAGCGTTATGGCCGTGGCGCACAGGGCGTTATGCTCCCAACCGACATTCTCGGCGTATGGGGCAAGCGCGACTTGAACACCAGCGATGACAACGAAATCGTTGCAACCAACTTGCTTGCTAACGAGTTCATCGACGTTCTGCGCAACTCTTCGTCCGTAATGCAAGCTGGTGCGCGTATGCTCCCCGGTCTTGTTGGCAACGTAGCAATCCCTAAGAAGACTGCTGCTTCGTCGGGCGGCTGGATCAGTTCTGAAGGTGGCGCTGCCTCTGAATCAGAACCAACCTTCGGCACAGTGTCGATGTCGCCAAAGAACATTGGCGCGTTCACCGACATGACCCGTCAGTTGATCCTCCAATCGACTCCTGCCATCGAGCAGTTGGTCCGTGACGATTTGACACAGGCTCTGGCCTTGGCAATCGACAAGGGCGCATTGGAAGGTTCGGGATCGTCCGGTCAGCCAACAGGTATCTTGAACACCTCCGGTGTAAACAAGCCAACCGCGTTTGCTGCTGCTGTTCCAACCTTTGCTGAAATGGTTGCTTTGGAAACTGCTGTTGCAGAAGACAACGCTCTGTTCGGCAACTTGGCCTACATCACGGACGCAGCCACTTACGGCGGTCTGAAGACGAAAGCTAAGGACGCTGGTTCGGGCATGTTCGTCCTCGAAGGTGGTCAAGCCAACGGTTACAACGTAATCCGCACTCAGCAGTCAACTGCTGGTAACGTATACTTCGGTAACTTCGCTGACTGCTTGATCGGCATGTGGGGTGGTCTCGACCTGACGGTTGATCCTTACACCGCATCCAGCACCGGAACTGTTCGCGTTGTTGCGCTTCAGACTGTTGACGTTGCACTTCGCAACGCAGTCTCGTTCGCTTACAACAACGACACGGTATAAGAAATGTTGGGGACCGGGATTTGGAAGTCATCTCGGTCCCCGACTTCTCAGGAGGTTTTCATGCAATATAAATGTGTTCGTGGCGTTGTTACATCGCAAGGTCCGCTTAACGCGGGTGATATTGTCACGCTTCCTGCCAGCGAGGCGTTGGTCCTTTTGGCCGATAATAAGCTGGAGATTTACGAAGAGGTCCGTGTTGCCGCACCGCCAAAGGTTGAGCACCGTGACCCCGTGATTTCGCGTGGATCAAAGCGCAATGGGCGTTGAGTCTGCCGCTGATATTTTAGATTTCTTCGAGGTCGATGACTTTGCGGATGTTGCCACCTACACAGCCGTAGGTGGCAGTGCTGTATCTGTGACTGGTATCTTTGACGAGCCACAGGCCAGCCGCAATGCCACCGACCTGATGGACATCACCATCCCATCGCCCCAGTTCGTTTGCCGCACGGCTGACGTTCCATCGGCGGCTGACGGGGACCAAATCATCATTCGCACCATAGCCTACACTGTTCGCGTTGTTTTGACAGACGGCACTGGCGTATCTACGCTGATACTCGAAAAGGTATAATATGAGCCATGTGAGGCAACAGATTAGGGACCGTGTTGCGACACTGGTAACGGGTTTGCCTACGACTGGCGCGAACGTCTACAAGATGCGCCGCTATGCGCTTGACGATGCCAAATTGCCAGCCATCTGCGTCTACACGATGGACGAGAGCAGTTCACTGATTACAATCGGCACTCGCACGCTGCGCCGGGTCATTAACGTGGCAATTGACATCATGATCAAAGGGTCCAGCACTGCGGTGTCGGATTCCATTGATACCATCTGCGTATCGGCTGAAGAAGCCATCGCTGCGGATTTCACTCTTAATGGTCTCGCCAAATCTTGCATTTTGACTAGCACTGAGATAGATATTAATGTAGAAGGCGAAAAATCAATTGCATCCGCAAGGTTGGTCTACACCGTAGAATACATCACCAGCATAACGGATGTGGAGACAGCGCGATGAAAATGGTTAAAGTCTATAACAAAACTGGCGATGAGATACTCGCCTGTGAAGTTGATCTGGACCGCTATGCTCAGATCGGCTGGACGCCCGTCAAAGAAAAGCCCAAGGCGAAGCCAGTGGCTAAAGAGGAGACTGAGTAATGGCAACGCATACTGGTTCAGAGGGAACTGTTAAGGTTGGCGCGAACGCCATTGCTGAAATCCGTTCCTATTCGCTTGAGGAAACTGCTGACACCGCCGAAGATACTTCGATGGGCGACAGCTATCGCACGTTCAAAACCACGCTAAAGGCATGGACCGGATCGGTTGATGTGTTCTGGGATGAAACCGACACAAACGGTCAGGTTGCCCTTGCGGTTGGTTCTGAGGTGACTGCGAACTTCTTTCCAGAAGGCGCTTCGGCTGGTGTCTCTGAAAAATATTATACCGGAAACGCAATCGTTACAGGTAAGACCGTAACAGGCAGCTTCGACGGTATGGTCGAATCCACAATCACGCTTCAAGGCACTGGTGCTTTGACGCTATCCACCTTGGCGTAAGGACTATTTAGATGGCAACGCATACTGGCTCTGAGGGAACTGTTAAGGTTGGATCAACCAACAGCATCCTTGAAATCCGTTCCTACTCGGTTGAAGAAACATCTGATACTGCGGAAGACACCTCAATGGGTGACAGCTACCGCACCTTCAAGACCACGTTGAAAGCGTGGACAGGTTCGGTTGACGTATTTTGGGATGAGACCGACAGCACGGGCCAAGGCGCTCTTGTCGTTGGCTCAGAGGTCACTGTTCGGTTCATGCCAGAAGGTGCATCATCCGGTGACACCTATCTGACAGGTAGCGCAATCGTAACTGGCAAAACTATCACAGGCAGCTTTGACGGCATGGTTGAATCCACAATCACTCTTCAAGGTACTGGTTCGCTGAGTTCTGCTACAGTCTAATTTCAAAGGATATAATTTATGAGTATTTCAAAGCGTATTGCAGAGCGTACATCGACCAAGACGCATATCGAGGTCGCAGAATGGGGTGAGAAGGGGTCGCCGGAAAAAGTTTATTACGGCCCCCTGCTTGCTGGTGAATTGAACCGCATCCAGCGCAAGCATCCCCAGTTCCTTAATAACGCATCGTTTGAGGCTATGGTCGATTTGATCATCCTCAAGGCGGAGAACGGCCAAGGTGAAAAGCTATTCACGCTTGAGGACAAGGCCATTCTGATGCGTGAAGAGGTTGGTGTTATCTCGACTGTGGCCGCTGCTCTTATGAGCGGAACCAGCGTCGAGGAGCATGAAAAAAACTAGCCGACGATCCGTTTAGGTTCAATCTACTGACCTTGGCGGATCGACTTGGCAAAACCATCTCAGAGATTGAAGAAATCTCAATAGACGAGTATAACGAGTGGGTCGCTTACTTTAAGCTGGACGCAGAGAGGCAGAAAAAGCGTGGCTCAGGATCAAAGAGTTGAGTTTCTATTCGCGGCTCAGGTTTCTGGGCAGGAGCAGCTTCAGAAGCTAATATCTTCTGTTGACTCGCTGCGCAAAGAGACTGAACAACTCAAATCCGCTAACGCTGGTCTTGCCTCATCCACTGATGCTGTAATCCGCAATGGTGTGCGATACAATAACGCTCTTGACGCTCAGTCCAAGGCCCTTCGCAATAGCCGCATGGGTACTCAGCAGCTTGGGATGCAGATCAATGACTTTGCGACCAGTGTATCAACTGGCGCAAGTCCCATCCAAGCATTTAACCAACAAATAGGTCAAGTCGGATTTGCGATGTCCATGATGGGCGGCGCAGCTGGAGCAGTTGGTTCATTTTTAGCAGGGCCATTTGGCGTTTTTGTTATTGGCGCAGCAATGGGCCTCGGCTTTCTGGCAGAAAAATTTGGCTTGGTTGGCGAAGAAAGCAAGAAAACAAAAAGTGATATTAATAGCCTAACTGATAGCTATAATTTGCAAACTGCCTCTATTGAGGATTTGGCGGCAATTGATGAGTTGTTGATTAAAAATAATCGTGACATTGCACAGACTGCGATACAGGCTGCAAATGCCAGTGCGATTGTCACTGCTAGGTATCGGGATCAAGCGCAGTCTGCCTTGACACTTGCCCGTATTGAGGCGGCGCTTGCCAGAACAAAACTGAATGGCATTATTGCGATTGCCGAAGCAAACACAAAATATCAGGATGCTCTTTCTGGTTCAGAGGCGTTTGCAAATATTGGGCAAGACAATCAGAACACAGCAAGACAACTGGCTAATGCCAAGAAGGCGGAAGCAGCTTTAGGGGTATTAGAAAAGCGTTTAGAAGGCTACACAATAGCCACAAGAAAGTCACAGGCGGAGTCCTACACCCTTTCTGCTGCGATGGGTACTTCGGCAATGGCCGCTGAAAAGCATGAGCAAACTATAAACAATTTGCGCAACGCTTATGCCAATGGGAAAATATCGCAGGATAAGTTTAGGGCGGCTGTGGACGCAGAAACCGCGTCTTATGCAAAGCTAAAAGATTCAATGAAAAAGGTTCGCGGCAAAACGCGCACTGGTAAATCTGATGCTGAAAAAGAGGCTGAAAAAGAACTAAAATCAATTGAAGCCTTTATGGATAAAATCGGCAAGGTGGGCATGAAGGAAATCCCTGCTTACCAGCGCGAGATTGCCATGTTGGAAAAAGACTTCATGGAACTGTCCAAGGCTGGACAGAGCGCGACCATTGCGCCGTTTAAGGCTGCTGTGGAATCGATTGAGATGAACGCTTACAGCGATATGCTCAAGGCTGATGTCAAAGAAGCTGAGACTATGATTAAAGACATAGTTTCCAACTTTGATGAAATACCCTTAAGCAAAGAGATAGAAGCAATCATTTCTAGGAACGAAGAGTTGAACAATTCATTCCAAGCCATTGGTATGAGCGTCAGCAATGCGTTCAAGGGTATGTTGACAGGCGCAACATCATTCAAAGATGCTATGAAGGGTATCATCAGCGCGGTGATCGATGAGTTGTTCCGCCTCTTCGTTGTCCAGCAAATTGTCGGCATGGTCAGCGGCGCAATTGGCGGTCTGACAGGTACTCCTGCTGCCAAATTACCGGGCAAGGCAATCGGCGGCTCCGTAGGCAAGAACAAACCTTATATGGTCGGTGAACAAGGTCCAGAGTTGTTCATCCCCGGCGGCAGCGGCACGATCATCCCCAACCGCAACTTGTCAAGCAACAGCGGCGGTGGAAACTTCAACATCAGCGTCGATGCGCGTGGCGCTTCAGACCCAGCCGCTGTTCGCGCTCAGGTGCAGCAGGGTATTATGGAAGCTGCTCCAGCAATTATCGCTGCGGCAGAGTCGCGCACGGTTGCAAGCCTTCGTAGGCCGCGCCTCGGTGGAGTTATGCAGTAATGGCAACAATATCCTTCCCCTCGTCCCCTAAGCCCAACGGCATGGCATGGCGCTTGGTCATGCCATCGCAGACCAATGTGTCGGAATGGACTGGTCGCCGTCAGACCATCGCATCTGGTCGTGGCTGGTGGGAGTGCCAACTGTCATTGCCCCCAATCGTGGGGACGCTCAATGTCAACGCATGGCGTTCGTTTATAGCTAAGAGCCGTGGCAAAGCTAACGATTTCCAAGTGCCTGTTGACCCAACGGCTCAGTCGGCATCAACAGCCACACCACTGGTAAACGGCGCAGGGCAGACCGGACGCACGTTGAGCACTGATGGCTGGCCGCTATCAACCACAGTGCTTGTCGCTGGTCAGTTCGTCACCATCAACAACCAGCTTTTGCAGTTGACTGAGAACGTAACGTCGAACGGCTCCGGTGTCGCAACGCTCACTTTCGAGCCGCCGATCCGCACATCGCCAGCGGACAACACCGCCATCGAATACAAGAACCCGTATTGCTTAATGTATATGGTAGAGGAGCCAACGCTTTCGGTTGAGAATGGCTATGTCTATAGCCTCTCGCTGAATCTTCGGGAGTCCTTCTAATGGTGGATGCAACCACCCAAGCAGCGCTTAATGCGCAGATAGTCAACTGGCGCGTTCTTATCTATGCCGACTTTGACGGCGATGTGCTGCGTGGGACCAGCGGCCTTTACGACAAGGTCATCTCTGGATCAGGCGATGCTGAGTTGGATGGCACATACGACAGCTTCAACCACGAATTGATTAATGTGTCGGCTGTCAAGCACAGCGAAACTGGCTCTGATACGGTGTCAATCTCGTTAAGTGGTATGATTGTCAACCTTGACTATCTGCAAGAGCGTGACGGCGATTACATCTTTACACGCGATGAGCAACTGATCCGCGTGCGGTCTTCAGAGTTCCTGAACATCATTGGTGACAAGACGCGCTGGCAAGGGCGGACTGCTCGACTGTGGTTCTATTGCGTTGACGAGAACGAGACACAAATAGGCTCAATCATCCCGTATTACACAGGCTACATGAACGAGGTTAGCATCGCTGGCGCTCCAGATAGTCAGGTTGTGACCTTGACCATTGAGAACTATCTGGTCAGCATCGCAGGAGCGCAGAACAAGACCTACCTAATCCAGAACATTTTTGATTCCGGGGATCTTAGCGGTGAGGCAGCTATCTCTGCGGCCAACGGTATGGCAGCGGCAGGGTCTTATGGTTATGGTCCCGGAGGCGGAGGTGGCGGTGGTGACGGAAGCAATGGGAATTTCCGATGAGAATACCGACATGGGAGGAGGCACTGGCCAATTACATGGCCGAAAAGCGTCACGAGCCGTTTGAATATGGCGTGAACGACTGCTGCCTGTTCGCTGCTGGCGCTGTGCTTCAGATTACGGGCAAAGACCCTATGTCTGAGTTCCGTGGCAAATACGACAGCCTAAAGGGTAGTCTCAAGGTCATCAAAGAGATCGGCGCAGGGACACTGGAAGCAACGCTCGACGCAAAGTTTCCAGAGGTTGCGATTGGACACGCACAAAGAGGCGACTTGGCTTTCTTTGACGGCTCTGTTGGTGTAGTGATGGGTGGCTTCGCCTATTTCGCTTCGGATGACGGCTTAGAGAAAATCCCACGCGCTATGTGGGACAAGTGCTGGAGTGTTGGCCGTGGGTAAGACAGTCAAAGGTTTATTGGTTGCAGCCGTAATTATCGGCGTTTCATTCTTAATTCCGCCAGCGGGTATCGGCATTGCGGCAGGGATGACAATAACCAGTGGCGCTATCCTTGCGATGGGCGTCACTATGGCCCTGTCAACTGTGGCTATGGCAGCATTTGCGCCTAAAGCACCCAAGACGCAAATATCGCGCCTCAATGTCAGCCTTGACCCAAGTACGCCACGCAAGGCGGTGTTCGGCACTACGGCGATGCCTCTTGATCTGCGCTACCATGAGTCCAGTGGCACGAACCAAGAATATGTCGATTACATTATATGCGTTGCAGCGCATAAAGTGAAATCCATCGATGAGATTTGGTTTGAAGAGAAATTGGCATGGTCAGCCAGTGGTGGTGTCACTTCAACCTATTCTGGCTATCTGACAGTCGCAACCCGCACCGAAGGCACGGCGGCAAACACCATCGCCATCAACGGCGGGACTAAGTGGGGCACATCTCGTCGCCTGACAGGCTGCGCCTATGTGTATCTGCGCATTAAGCGCACTGGTAACACCAAGACAGCCGAAAGCCCATTGGTCGGTGGCCTACCCAGCCGTGTGACCGTAATCGGTGATGGCGCTGCGCTTTACGACCCGCGCAAAGATAGCACTGTCCCCGGTGGCTCAGGATCGCACCGCGCCACGGACCAATCGACTTGGGGTTCCTACACGGATGCCGACGATACCGACAACCCTGTGCTCCAGTTGCTTTGGTGGCTTCTGGGCTGGAAGATTAACGGTAAGTTGTCCGTGGGCGCTGGCGTCCCATACACCCGCATCGATATGGAGTCGTTCATCACGGCTGCAAACATCTGCGATGAGAGCGTGACCCTTGCGACAGGCGGCACGCAGAAACGCTATCGGACCAGTGGCACGGCGTCTGACGCTGATGACCGTATGGACATCATCAACAACTTCTTAATGTCGATGAACGCCACCCTTCGTGACAGCGGTGGCAAGTTGACCCTGACCGTCATGAAGAACGACCTTGCGGATTATACTCTGCAACTCAACGAGGCGGACATGCTGGGCGAGTTCGATTGGCAGCAGACCCGTGGTTTGACTGAGAATTACAACATTGCCCGTGGCCGCTTCATCGACCCATCTCAGAACAGCCTTTACCAGCTTGTCGATTACCCAGAGGTCGGCTTCGCATCGCCTGATGGCGTTGAGCGCGTGATGAGCATTGACTTGTATTATGTCGAAGACGGACGCAGGGCGCAGCGGATCGCAAAGCAGATACTCCAGCGCAACCAGTATCGCGGGATGTTGTCGGCTGTGTTTAATGCCAAGGCGCTCGGCTGTCAGGTTGGTGATATTGTGCTTCTCAGCCTTGAGGCTCTCGGCTGGTCGAGCAAACCCTTCCGCGTAGTTAGCCAAGAGATTCGGTTTGACGGCCAAGTGCCGCTTGCACTGGTCGAAGAGAACGCTGCGATCTACGCATGGGATCGTGATGACGTTGCCCCAGTGACGCCAACGGCTCCTACGGTCTATAACCCGCTCAACAGCCCGTTCATCCTTGGGATTGATGTGGCTGGCACAACTGCTGACTGGTCTGGGATTATTGACGATAACGGCGACAAGCCAGAGGATAATGCTGACGTTACAGCCAGCGCTGTGCCATCGCTCGATCAGGTTGCTCCAGTGGCCTTCGCCGCTGACTATCTTGGCGTCCTGTCGGCTGGGCAGTTGCCCAAAAACATTGGTGTTATTCGCCGCCGTGGTGGCGTTGATGTATCAAGTTCAACAACATGGTCAATCATATCGCAAACGGGTATCACTGGCACAGTGACCGTATCTTCTAGCGGTGTTGTGACCATCCCGACTGGAGCGACTATCGGAACGTCCTCAGTAATTGAGGTTCGCTCTGTGCGTGACGGCACAACGCTTGACGCTCGTATTGGTGTTA